ACCCGCAGACAAGCAGCCCTTTGGCCGACGCGAAGTATGGCTTGGGTATGACCCGTCACGTACTCGAGACAATGCATGTTTGGTCGTCCTAGCTCCACCTATTGTGGCCGTCGAAAAATTCCGCATTTTGGAAAAGCACTACTGGAAGGGGCTTAACTTCCAATATCAAGCGGCTCAGATAGACAAAGTCGTAAAACGTTACAACGTGACATACATAGGTATTGATACCACAGGTATTGGTGCCGGAGTGTGGGATCTAATAAGCAAGAAGCATCCACGAGAAGCCGTTGCCATCCACTACAGCAACGAAAATAAAAACCGTTTGGTGATGAAGATGATTGATGTAGTCGAATCAAACCGACTTCAGTTTGATGCCGAGCACAAAGATATTGCCATGGCCTTTATGGCCATTAAACGAGCCCCGACCAACAGCGGCAATAACATGACATTCAAAGCAGAACGCAGTGAACTAACCGGGCACGCCGATGCATTTTGGGCAGTTTCCCACGCAGTAATCAACGAGCCGTTAAATCACGACGACCCAATAGGATCAACATGGCAGCTAGCAGCATGACACAACAAACCGTATCACCCGAAAACCTTGAGCATTGTGGTTCTCACTACAGCATTGACTCGACTCCTGAATCTGTCGACTCAAGCAGCTGGCTCACTGATTACACGGATCTGTTTTACAACGATATGGATGAATATTGGGAGCCACCAATTAGCCGCGAGGGATTGGCGAGCATTTCCCGCGCTAATGCTTACCATGGTTCACTTCTTATTGCTCGGGCCAACTATGTGGCTGGTCGGTTTGTAAGTGGGGGCGCAACCCGCCGTCGGCATATTCAAGCTTTTTGCCGCGATTACTTCACCTTTGGTGACGCAGCCTTTGTAAAACTGCGCAATGCATTTGGCAAAGTTGTAGGCCTGTACCCTTTGCCAAGTATGTACCTACGTAAACGGAAGAACGGCGACTTTCTTCTATTGGAACGCGACAACAAATTTAAGGTGTACAAAGCCAAGGATGTAATTTTCCTTCCTCAGTACGATCCGCAACAACAGATTTACGGCATCGCCGATTACATTGGCAGTTTGCAAAGCAGTTTACTGAATAAGGACGCTACGTTATTTCGCCGCCGCTACTACAAGAACGGCGCCCATATGGGTTTCATCTTTTACGCAACCGACCCGAATCTAAGCAAAGCCGACGAAGACGTTATGAAGGAGGCTATCGCCAGTTCTAAAGGTGTTGGTAACTTCAAAAGTATGTTTGTGAACATCCCGAACGGGAAGGAAAAAGGCATCCAATTAATACCCGTTGGCGACATTGCGACAAAGGATGAGTTTGAACGAATTAAGAACATTACCGCGCAAGATATCCTGGTTGGCCATCGCTTCCCTGCGGGTAAAGGAGGCATGTTGCCTCAACCTGGCAGCACGCTACCCGACCCCGAAAAAGTTGGGAAGGAATACACCAAAGATGAAATTATTCCAGTATGTGAGTTGATCATGGATGAGGTGAACAGCGACCCAGAAATTCCTAGCAACCTTCGACTTAGTTTCAACTTAGATACTGGCACGGAGCAGAAACAATAACACCCTGTTTGACCGCCTCTCACCATAGAACAACTGTATAAATCCTCACCATAATTTAGTACTATAAACCTGTCAGTCAACAGGTTTATGGTGCCCTAATGAGAGTAATTTGCCCTGAGTGTGGAGAGAAAGCCCGCATACAAAAATCCAACCGTATTTCAACGGAATATAGCGATTTATATTGCAGCTGTAGCGACCCAGAATGTGGCCATTCTTTCGTGATGAACCTGACTTTTAGCCATACTCTGAGCCCTTCTGCCAAGACAACTTCTCAGTTGGCTTTTGAAATGATCAAAGCTCTAGCGCCAGATCAACGTAAAGAACTCAAGCAGCAGCTTTCAATTCTGTAGAACTTTCTTGCCCATTAATTTCATGATAGGCATCTAACACATACTTTAAAGACAATAGCCTTCCACTATCCCTTAAAAATAGAAACACAAAAAATGGAAATGTGAGTACTTCTGGCTTGAAGTCAACAACTGCCCCCAGAGAATACTCCCAAGACCAAATAAGCAAAATAACCAGAAAGCCTAAACAAATATACACCGCAGCAAGGAACTCAATGAAAAGCCAAACTTTCGTTATGAACCAGATCCTTTCTTTCAGTTGACCATCTTCGATTTTCAATAACTCTGCTGCCCGACTAAAATGAAACAATCGCGTTTGCCCATCATGTTTTCGATATACATCCAGTAACAATGCTCTTAGTTTTGGCGCCGCTTTAATACCTGTAGCCTCTTGAAGGTGAAGATCTACTAACTCACTTTGCAAAAGGTCTTTGGATTCAGAAGGCATGTATTCGCAGGAAATTGCACTTTCAAGCTTATTAAACTTATTGGTTTTATAGTCACTAAAAAGCTTATAGAAACTCTCCAAGCGGAAAATGACATATACGGCTAGAGCAACGACCAAGGAAAACACCGAGTAATCACTGCTCACCATATCACCAAAAAATTTAACCCATTCCATAATCAAACCTAAGCAACTTGTTGTTTAATAACATCATAACCTAAACTCAGGGCTTTCTGCACCATCAGCCATCTCAATTAGCTGCTTCATAGCTGAAACCTTATCTGGCTCAAGCTCTTTCTTTTGGTCTGCGACCAACAAACTCATCATATAAATACCAATATCAGCACGGTTTTCACCGTCTGTGCTTAGTGCTACAGCATCGATGATGAAGTCCATCGCTTGCAAAAATATGTCTTTTTCTTTTAATGACATAGCTCTACCTCAACCAAAATACTGTTTGAATATACAGTATTTATATGTGTATTCATACAGTGAAATGATGATATGAGACTTAACTCCCCCGTTTTGAGGCATCAATACCCCTACTTTGAACTAACAAAGCATCGGCTCTAACCTACCTTCCAAGTAGTCAGCTTGAATAGTTCTCCAGTGATCTATTTCATCTTCATCGATGTCTTCTTCTCGCCAGTCGTCATCCTCGATCACCGACTTCCAATAAGCGCACCGCTCTTTGAAGCGAATCAACTCGCCCTGGTGCTGCTCATCGGCTTCACTTTTAATATCGGATAAATCGACATCGCGGCATTGCATAGACCAACCGCGAGCGCCAGCTGCCCAGTAGATAAAATCGTCGGCCTTTTCTTTTGCGCTGTCACCTTCAAAGGTTATGCAAAACCGGTTCTGAGTGCTGGCGTGAACGCCGCGTTCCTTAATGGTTTTATTGATTTTCTCGGCCTGCTTTTCCAGCCGAATAATTCTGTGCTGTAACCTCTTTTGATAGTCGGTAGGCTTTTTTTCTTTAATGGCGATGGACTTGGCCACAATGGTTTGGGCCTTTTGCTTATTAAGCTTACGAACCTGGCGAGTAAGTGGCTTTTTCCACTGCTCGAGCTTATGGCCAAGTTCTTTGATCACCGCCGTTATGTTGTCGACATCGAATGTCGCGAGCGAGTCCCACCCTGGGGCTCTTGAACAACTGGCAATGCTGTATCGATTTCCTTTTATTAACCCTTGGTCTGCATTGGCGCCTTTAGCCGCGTAACCAACGGCTTTAATGATGTAGGAACCTGCCGCCTTTGGTTTCTTGATGCGTTCTAACTTAGCAAAGCCATTCCCCCATAATTGCTCGATACGTTTAGACCAGGCACTGAACAAATGCTTTTCAACTTCCCAACCTAATAAGATATGGCTGTGCGGGTTTGGCTCACCGTCTTCGTTCATTGGGCACTCGGCCACCCAGATGTAATGAAAGTCTTTGGGCTTTTGGGTTGGACCAAATTCACTCGGCTTACCTATATGGCCCTCGACCCAAACGGGGGTTAAGTCGCTATATTCGCAGCCACTGTCTGGATCAATTCTTACGGTATGGCTCGCCCACCAACCGCGTTGGAACATTTTCTTTAAGCCATCAAGCAAACGGGTATTTTCTTTGCCTATGGTTGTATCGAGAACTTTCTCGTAACTGAATTCTTGCTCAGGCTTTTGGCTTAGTAAGCAGTAATCGCCGGCGACCACGCCGCCACGGTTCATCACTTTCGGAAACGGCGTATCTTTAGTGGGTATCGTCCAATACTCTCCGGCAACATCGCAGATAGGATCCCAGATTTTCTTCTGCCCTTTCTTGGCTCGCGTCGTCACCATGTGGCGCTTATACACAATTGGAGAGTGAGCCCCGGCATTTTTGTATCCTTCACCATCCGTCATGCTGCCGAAAATCGCGTTTCGTTGCCATTTGGAAAACGTAGGCGTAAGGAACGTTTTAAAACCGTCGTGCTTTATTGCGGTGTACGCCGCGGCCTCGAATATTCGGGTTACGGATCGCGAAGACAGTTTCTCTGTATAGCGCTCACCAGACTGAGGTTCTGGCGCGTTGCTTGGTGATGTATCGACTTTTACCTGAAATTTATAGGTGTTATTCCACTCGCGATGCATGAAGTGAAGTGCAATTGGGGAAACACTCGGCTCTACCGAATAGTTCGCCTCTTCCTTACCACGCAAAACTTTGGCGCTACCATTCGCAGCTAACGCATAGTAGGCGTAGTGATTATCGTGAACCTCTGGGCTACTCAGTTCTGTCAAAGAGTAACTGTGAGTGAGCGTAGGGGCCATGTAGCGGGTGATTTCTTGCCACTTATCAACCCTATGTCGGCCTGTCCGACTTTTGCGCCCTTTGACTAGACTAAGTCTTTCAGCGGTTCCCGCTGCCGCTTCGCGGATGTGTTTGGTGCGAAAATTCAAGCCTTTGAAAACTTCAGTCCAGTTTTCAGTTTCTTTTATGTGGCGCTCTTTTCTTCCAAGAACCCTATCGTAAACAGGCAGTTTTTTAACAATTCCGGCATCTAATAGCTGCTGTTCTTGGTCGGTGTAAATTTTGGAACCTAAAAAACCAGCTCTGAAATGGCTGGCGTCGTTTTTCTTAATTTGGTCGTGGGGCATGACTGCCCCAACAGCATAGAGGAGTTGCTTTTTATCCATCACTCATCCATAAAATCATCGGGGTTACGGGTGATTTTTAGCTGAACTTGAATGGAGTCTTTACCCGAAAGCAGCGTGCCCAGTAGTACTTCGTTGTCTGGGTAGTTACCTTCGAGCATTTCGACAAGCAGAGTTTCGATATAACTTGGCGCTTGCGCGGCCATTTTGATGGCTTCACTCATAACTCGGCAAACTCCTGTGAATCTATGATCATAAAACCACCAGTGTGATTACCTTTCACAATCACGCCATTCAGTACATGAGTGCAGTTGAAATGATCACAGGCTTTATCGATGGCAAGTTCCTTTGATTCGAGTTCACCAAGCTGCATGTTCATCACACCTTGTGTTTCCGCATGGCGCACAATGCCGCCGCCACTATTTAGATACACAGCAAGAAACATCATGCTGCCACCTCCTGTTTTTTGATGAAGGCATTCGCTTCGCTAAGAAAAGCACGGGCTCTGGTTACTGTTCTTTCTGCATCGTCGGTTGTGCAACCGCCTTTTTGAATGATCTCGTAAGAACATTCGATGCACGCGCAACACTCTGCTAGGTGATCACGCAGGTAGTTAATCAAATGCTTCGCAATAAGATGGGTAGTATTGGCAAGTGAAATGACGCAGAACTTGTCATCGATACCGAATTGGCCGCCCGTTAATATGTGAGAAATCTCAGCGTTTAAGGCTTGGCCAGTTTTAACGCCTTTCTTGTCTACT